TATCTACGAGATTCTTTTCCATCAAATAATAATACTCAAGATGTAACATTAAGAGTAATGATTGCAGACACTCCAAACACAACTTCACAAGTGAATTATAAATTATATTACTTAACTACCGCAGGAACTGTTTATTTAAACCTGTATGGTAACACACATACAGTTAAACTTACGGAGATTTTAGATTAATGTCAAAGATACTCGTAGATGAAATAACCACAAGAGATGGAACCTCTACCCTTACATTAGGTGCTAGTGGAAAAACTCTTAGCATACCGTCAGGATGTACAATATCAAATAGCGGAACAGCCAGTGGGTTTAGTAAAGTCGGTCAAGTAGTTCAAACAAAAGTAACTACTCAATCTACAAGTAGTTCTTCAAGTTATGCAGATGTATCTGGTTTTACTTTCAATTTTACTCCTACTGCAACAACCTCAAATGTTCTTATTTCTTGTAGCCTTAGTGGAGCTGTTGATAATCACAGCACAGCAGAAACTTCCTGTGTGTGGAAATTAGTAAGAGACAGTACAGATTTACAAGAGATGGTGCTAACAAGTAACTATGGAAATTGGATTCAGATTAACTGCCCTTTTCAATTTTATGATACTGCTATCTCAACAACCTCACAAGTTACATACAAATTTCAAGCAAAACGATTATTAGGTGGAGCTACTATGAAATTCAATACTGGTTACTCTACTGCAAATAGTTATCAAGCCAGTTTTATAACAGCCATGGAGATATTAGCATAATGAGCACATTAAAAGTATCAACAATCTCGCCTCTTGGCACAGACGCTACGAAGACAATAACTATTGGTAGTGGTGCTAATGGTGATAAAGCAGAAGGCGTTTTTACTAATAAACCATATTTTTCTGTTTACTTGAGTTCAAGTCAAACAGTAAGTGATGACACTGCTACAAAAGTTCAGTTTGATACAGAATTTGTCGATACAGACTCTACTTATGACAATGCAACTAACTATCGTTTTACAGTTCCAACAGGACAAGCAGGTAAATATTTTTTCAATTGTGATTTAACTGCTGCTGCGGACACAACACAACTTAATGATTTAAAATTATTTATTTATAAAAACGGTTCTAATTTAACAGGCACTGAAGCTAGAGTAAGATACCAATCACAAAACATATCAAGAGCAAGTATAAACACCACAGCAATTTTAGATTTATCAGTTGGAGATTATATAGAAATTTATGGACAATTAGATATCAGTGGAGGAAGTTCAAGAATTATGGATGGTGGTAAATGTAGATTTACAGGTTATAGGATGATAGGAGCATAACATGACAGTAACAAAAGTACCTTCAGCAGGAATAGATTTAAGCGGAACTTTTGCTTTTACAGGCACTGTTTCCGGAACTCCACAAGATTTAGTAAAGATATCAACTACGACAATTAGTAGTCAGAATACGGACATAACATTACCCACAGGATATAAAATTTATAAATTATTAGGTTCAAATTTAGTTTTGGGTGCATCTGGTCAAGCCTACGATTTATACACTACAACAGATAGTTTTTCATCAACAGATACAGATTTTGAAAGCACAAGAAACTATATTAGAATCGAAAATGGTGGCACAGGAGTAGAGACTTCTGATGGTTATTTAAGATTAGGTAACAATCAAAGTAATGACGCAACAGACAATTTAAGTTTTGAAATAACATTAGCAGAATTAACAACAACTAGGACCACAGGTTATAACGCTTGGGGCTGGTCAGTGTATGGTCATACAAATGATCAACAATCTTATGTTTATACTAGCGGTGGTAGAAGCCAAACTACTTCAGTTGTTAATGGATTAAGAGTTAGTTGTAGCACAGCCAGTGGATTAGGTGGCACGATAAGTTTATATGGAGTTGTAATGTAATGGGCTACTTAGGCAATCCAATCGTACAGGGCAACTTTTCTCAGATTGATGATATAAGTGGAAACTTTAATGGTTCCACGACACAGTTTACAATACAAGTAGGTAATACAACGCAAATTATTGGTAGCCTAGCTCAATTACTCATACACATAAATGGTGTTTATCAGGTGCCAGGCACAGCATTTACTGCGGGATCATCTAGTGGCACAATAGCTTTTACTGCAGCTCCTGCAAGTGGAGCTACTTTTTCGGGCATTATCTTTGGTGATACTTTTGATGTGGGAGCGCCGACAGATGCTACAGTGACAGCAGCTAAATTAACAAGTATTAATGGTGCGTACAGAAATGTACAAACATTAACAGGGGGACTTTCTATTGCAGCAAGTGAAAATGCAAGTATAGTAGGTCCTGTAACAGTGTCCTCTGGACAGACAATAAACGTAGCTAGTGGTGGAACACTGGTGATATTATAAGGAGTAAACAATGGCAGATTGTGCACAAGCAATACAGTCAATTGGAACTTACGAATTTGTTATTCGTGGTGACGTGACTACAGAAGCTGAGTTCAACTCAAACGTTGAGTGGGTTGTAGGTAAAGACTCCAATAACACAGCTATTATGGGTGCAAAGCCAGATGCTGTTACTTGGGCAAAAGTCAAAGCCGATATGGATAAACAAGATGCATTTGCATCACAAAAAGTAATCAACGAAACAGCAAGAGCTTATCTTGCATCTACTGATTGGTATGCAGTCAGAGAGGCAGAGGGCGGAACTGCTATGCCTTCTGATGTAAAAACAAAAAGAGCAGCAGAACGTGCTAAGGTTGTGGATTACGCAGACTTTAGCGAATAGGAGTAAACAATGGCACAGTTATCTACAAAGATAAAACTATACTGCGAGGCTAACTCAAAGACTGTAGACTTTACAAAAGACGTTTTACTTCAGGATGATTCTGATGGTAAGGGTCCTTACATTAAAGAATGGAATGTTTCAGGATTAGACAAACCAACAGATGAACAACTTGCTGCACAAGAAACAGCAGGTAATACTGAGGAAGCAAACAACGTTGTAAGAGCTACACGCAAAGCGGCCTATGGGGATATCGGCGATCAGCTAGATGAGATGTATAAATCATTTGATGATTGGAAGGCTAGAATTAAAGCTATTAAAGACGCAAACCCTAAATCATAAGGAGTAAGTAGTGGTATCGCAATTAAAGGTTAATGAAATAGTACAACAATCTGGATCTAACCTAACATTAGGTGGGTCTGGAGATAATATTGTGTTAGGCTCTGGTGCCACAACCTCTTTTGGGAAAATAGGTCAAGTTCTTTCAACAACAAAAACAGATACATTTGGAACTTCATCTAATTCATTTGTAGATATCACGGGTTTTTCAGTCAACATAACACCGTCAAGCACATCAAGTAAAATATTTTTAACAGCCACTTTTAATTGGACAGGTGTAAATGGTGCAACCGCTGCTTTCTGTCAGTTAGTTAGAGATACAACTGCTCTTTGTAATGGAGACGCATCTGGAAGTAGAGCGTCAGTTACTGGTGCAAATATTGTTTCTGATAATAATGTTAGTGAACAAGGTGCTGCTTCTTTTCTGGATAGTCCATCAAGCACATCAAGTTTAACATATAAAATGCAATTGAAATCATCTGCTTCTGGAACGGTTTATATAAACAGAACTTCTGATGACTCAGACAACTCTACAAGGGCAAGAGGCTCATCGACAATTACAGTTATGGAAGTTTTACCATGACCAGTAAGCTCAAAGTAAATATAATCGCTGACGGTGGTGATAATGCAATCTTGACCTCTGATGGGTCAGGCTCTTTGACGATAAATAATGCTGCTTTAAAAATGACTCCTGCCTTTAGCGTTAGTAAAAATGCTAATCAATCTGTAGCAACAAGCACAGACACATTAATAACTTGGCAAACTGAAAATTATGATACTGATGGTGCTTTTGCATCTAATAAGTTTACCGTACCATCTGGTGGAGCAGGAAAATATTTGTGCACTGCTAGTGTCAGAATAGAATATGGTAATGACTCAGGTGAGTATGGTGAAATAAAAATTTATAAAAATGGTTCACAGTACAGAGCTAACATGCATGCGGTCTCTGGTAATGCCGTCAGAGCACAAAACTTAAACATTTGCGTGGACATGGATTTAGCTGTTAGTGATTATGTTGAAATATATGTATTTCACACAAAAGGAACGTCTCAAGATGCTGTAACAGGAGACAATACTTACTTCTTTATGCATAGGTTAATAGGAGCATAACATGGCACTTAATACATTACCTAATGAAGGATTAACCAGTAGAGGCTATCCTAGTGATAGAATCGTAACTCCTATTATTATCAATGGTGATATGTCTATTGCACAGAGGGGTACTTCAAGCACAGGTCAGACAGGTGGTGGTTACAAAACTTGTGATAGATGGCAAAATGTTCAAATATTTGGAACGTTTACAGTATCACAATCAACAGATGTTCCCACAGGACAAGGTTTTGTTAATTCTTTTAAAATGGATTGCACCACTGCTAATGCCTCACCAAGTGCAGGAAACACATTACATATATCACAAAGAATAGAGGGGCAAAATTTACAAATGTTGAAAAAAGGCACTTCAAGTGCTGAAGCAACAACTCTTTCTTTTTGGGTAAAATCTAATAAAACAGGAACTTACCAAGTTAATTTACGAGATAAAGATAACACAAGAATAATTGGTAAGACATACACAATAAATTCAGCAGATACTTGGGAGAAAAAAATTTTAAATTTTGCAGGTGACACAACTGGTGCTTTTGGAAATGACAATGGAAATAGTTTAGAGGTTGAGTGGTTTTTAGGTGCTGGTTCAACCTATACGGGTGGAGCGGTTCCTACTGCTTGGGAGGCTGAAAGTGCAGGAGATAGGGCAGCAGGCTTAACTGTCAATCTAGCTGATAATACAGCTAATGAATGGTATTTTACAGGCGTTCAACTCGAAGTCGGTGAGTTTGATTCTACATCCATACCTAGTTTTCCTTTTGAAAGTCACGAAAATAATTTAAGAAAGTGTCAGAGATATTATTATTTTTTAGGTGGTGTAAACGATACTTATAAAAGAGTTTCAACAAACATAACTAATCCAAATAATAGAAATCAAACTGCAGGATTACATTTTTTACCAGTTCCGATGAGAGATACTCCAAGTGTTACTATTCCTGCAGCTAGTTCGTTTACTGGGGTTTATATTGGCGGTTCAAATTCATATAGTAGTATGTCTATATCTAATCAGTCTGAGGCTTCGAGTGATGCTGATTTTAGTGTTTTAAGAGTAACTGGAACTTTGTCAGGTAATGTAGGAAACCACTGTGTACAAGTAGAGATGACCTACGGCAGCACAAATAAAATGGAGGTTTCAGCAGAGTTATGATTATTGCAACAGTGGAAAAAAAATACAACTTTGACGGTAGATTTGAGTGTTATTTAGTTACATACTCAGATGATGAAAGAATTACTTGCGTTCCTCACAATGATAATAATATAGAGTATCAACAGATCCTCGAGTGGGTTGCAAATGGTGGCACAATAGTAGATAATGGGTCGTAATCATGCCATCAACATTTTCAGATAGATTAAAATTAGAATTACAAGCATCAGGCGAAAACTCTGGTACTTGGGGTGATAAAACTAATAATAACCTTAGTGTTTTAGACGCTTTTGCAGGTGGGTATCTATCAAAAAGCGTTGCAGGATCTTCTGACGTAACATTGACCACGGCCAACGCATCACCGACAGCAGAATCATCTAATAAAGTTATTGAATTGACCGGGACGCTTACTGGTAATATCACAGTTTTTATACCTGCTAAAGAAAACAACTATATATTTTTTAACAATACATCAGGCTCACACACACTCACAATTGCAGCAACAGGGCACACTGCAAACGGTGTAGCCGTAACACAAGGCGGTCATGCACATGTTTATTGTGACGGGTCATCTAATTTCAATGTAGAAAATGTATTTGGTGCGATGGGTACGGTTGCAGCTAAAGCAATAACCATGACCGGTAATGTGGCATTAGGTGATAATAATTATGTTAACTTTGGTGCAGGTACAGATTTACAAATTTATCATAATGGTACCGATAGTATTATTGAAAACAATACAGGTGAGTTAAACATACAAGGTGACAACATTACTATAAGATCAGATGCTGCTACCGAAACATTCTTAACCATGGATGTAAACAATGGTGTAGACATCTTTCACGACAATGTAAAAAAGTTTGAAACAACATCAGCAGGTGCAACGGTAACAGGTGCATTAACCGTAACAACAACTGTGGCTGCTACTAATATTGGTAACATTACAGCTAGAAATCTTATTACTACAACTAGCACATCAGCACCTAGCAGTGG